CTGAGACGCGCGGCGGCACGGACATCGCCAGACCTGAGAGACAGATCATGACGAACACCACCGACGCGGCCTGCGCGGCCGCGAACGCCCCCGGCTTGCCCGACGACACCCGGCGCCTGATCGAGATCGAGGACGCCATCGCGAAGATCCGCACGCAGATCGCGACTGCCGATCTGACGCGGCAGCGGACGGCCAGGCCGATCGACCCCGACTGGTTTCACCGCGCGCGCACGGCGCTGCGCCATCTCAATCGCGAGCGCGCCGAGATCGTCGCCCGTCAGGGCGGCCGCCGCCGACGCGAACGGCTCAAGGACATGATCATCGCCGTCCTGCGGGAACGCCATGAGAGCGCGGCTTGGACTGCGGTGCTGGCTGAGGCGCGAGCGCGGCTCGAGCGGGAGGAGGCATGCTGATGGCCGATCTCCCCGAACCCCCGACGCCGACCCTCTCCGCGATCTACGCCTCCTTCGAGGCGCGGCAGGGCGACGGCTTCCGCGACCACCTCGGCGCCTCGCTGATCGGCAAGTCCTGCGCCCGCGCGCTCTGGTATGACTTCCGCTGGGCGACGCCCGCGCGGCACACGGGCCGCATCCTGCGGCTGTTCGAGACCGGCCAGTTGGAAGAGGCCCGGCTCGTGCGCGACCTGCGCGCGACCGGCGCCACGGTGCTGGAGGTCGATCCCGAGACCGGGCGGCAGTTCCGCGTCGAGGCGCATGGCGGGCATTTCGGCGGCTCGCTTGACGCCGTCGCTCTCGGCCTGCTCGAGGCGCCGAAGACCTGGCACGTCGTCGAGTTCAAGACGCATTCCGCGAAGAGCTTCGCCGAGCTGGTCGCCAAGGGCGTTGGGCTCGCCAAGCCCCAGCACGCCGCGCAGATGCAAATCTACATGCACCTGACCGGCATCACGCGAGCGCTCTACGTCGCGGTCTGCAAGGACACCGACGCGCTGCACATCGAGCGCGTCCATGCTGACCCCGACATGGGCGAGCGCCTGCTCGAGAAGGCGGGGCGGATCATCTTCGCCCAGCACCCGCCCGAGCGGATCAGCGCGGATCCCGCCTGGTTCGAGTGCCGGTTCTGCGACCACCACGGGCTCTGCCACGGTGAGGACGCCGCGGCTGTCACCTGCCGGTCCTGCCTGCATTCGACGCCCATTGAAGGCGGCTGGCACTGCGCGCGCCACGACCGGCTGCTCGACCCTTCCGACCAGCGCCGCGCGTGCCCCCGGCACCTGTTCATCCCCGATCTCGTCCCTGGCGAGGTGGCCGACGCAGGCGAGGACTTCGTCTCCTACCGCATGCGCGACGGCTCGGCCTGGACCAACGACGCCCGCGAAGAGGAGGCCGCCGCATGCTGACCCTGCGCCCCTACCAGCAGGCCGCGATCGCCTCGATCTACGGCTATTTCGAGAAGGAGAGCGGCAACCCGCTCGTCGTGATCCCCACGGCCGGCGGCAAGAGCCTCGTCATGGCCGCCTTCATCGACGGCGTGCTCAAGGCCTGGCCCGACCAGCGCGTGTTGGTCGTCACCCATGTCCGGGAGCTGATCGCGCAGAACCATGCCGAGATGCTGGGGCTCTGGCCCGAGGCGCCGGCGGGCATCTACTCGGCCGGGCTCGGCCGCCGCGACGCGCGGGCCCGGATCCTCTTCGCCGGCATCCAGTCGATCCACGACAAGGCGACGCGCATCGGCCATGCCGATCTGGTGCTGATCGACGAGGCCCATCTGATCCCCGGGCGGTCGAACACCATGTATCGCCGCTTCCTCACCGACCTGCAGGCGATCAACCCCGCGCTCAAGGTGATCGGGCTGACGGCGACGCCCTTCCGGCTCGACAGCGGCATGCTGCACGAGGGCGAGAACGCGCTCTTCACCGACATCGCCCACGAGGTGTCGGTCCGTGATCTGATCGATCAGGGCTATCTCTCCCCGCTCATCTCGAAGCAGACGCAGACCCGCCTCGATGTGACCGGCGTAGGATCGCGCGGCGGCGAGTTCATCGCGCGCGACCTCGAGGACGCGGTCGACCAGGACGCCATCACGCGTGCGGCCGTGGCCGAGGTGATCGCCCATGGCGAGACGCGCCGGTCCTGGCTCGCCTTCTGTTCCGGCGTGCGCCACGCCACCCATGTCGCCGAGGAGTTCCGCCGCCGCGGGGTCAGCTGCGCCACCATCTTCGGCAAAACGCCGAAGGGCGAACGTGACGCGATCATCGCCGCCTTCAAGCGCGGCGAGATCAGGGCGCTGGCCTCCATGGGCGTGCTGACGACGGGCTTCAACGCGCCAGCCGTGGACCTGATCGCCATGCTGCGGCCCACCAAGTCGGCCGGGCTCTATGTCCAGATGGCCGGTCGGGGCACGCGGCTCGCCAAGGGCAAGGAGAACTGCCTCGTTCTCGATTTCGCAGGCAATGTCCGCCGGCATGGCCCCATCGATCTGGTGCGGCCGAAACGGCCGGGCGGACCGGGCGACGGGCCGCCGCCCACGAAGATCTGCCCGAAATGCGGGACCATCGTGGTCATCGCCGCGCTCGAATGCCCCGACTGCGGTTTCGAGTTCCCCGGCCGCGAGGTGAAGCTCGAGCCGACCGCCTCGACGCTGGAGGTGCTGTCCACCGGCAAGCCGCAATGGGTCGGCGTCACCGACGTGACCTACAGCCGCCATGAGAAGCGCGGCGGGCGGGTCTCGCTGAAGGTCACCTACCGCTGCGGGCTCGCAAAGCGTGCTGAAGCATGGCGCCGGGTCCTGCCCGGTGGGCCGCGTGCCCGCTGGCGAGATCGAGGCCGCCGTCATCGACCAGCTGCGTGCGGTGTTCCGCCAGCCCGAGATCGTGGCGGGCACGTGGAAGGCGGCGCGCGCCCACGCCGACGACATCACCGAAGCCGACGCCTGTGCGGCTCTGCAGCAACTCGGCCCGCTGTGGGACGAGCTGTTCCCCGCTGAGCAGGCGCGCATCGTGGCGGTGTTGGTCGAGCGCGTGGATATCGGCACGGATGGGCTCAACGTCCGGCTCCGCGTCGACGGCCTCGGCGAGCTCGCGCGTGAGATGCTGACCGGCGGCATGGAGCGAGCGGCATGACGGTCTTCCAGCCCGACATGCACGCGGCATGCTCTGCGCCAGCTAGGCCCTGCTGCGCCGTCTGTGGCACCGCCGACGTCGTACGCGATGCCTGGGCCGCCTGTGACACTGGCGCTCAGCACTGGACCCCGGACGCAGTGTTCGACGACGCCTTCTGCAACCGCTGCCAAACCACGACGCCGTTGGTCTGGTCGGTGCCAGACATTGAGGAGCCGCAAGCATGACCCGCGGGGCCGCGATCCCCGAGACGGTGACGCTCCATGTTCCGTTCCGCGTTGTGAAGCGTGGCGGGAGGAAGGAGATGCAGCTGCCGGAGGGCATTACGCAGCCGCGAACGATCGACAACACGCTGGTCAAGGCGCTGGTCCGCGCGTTCCGCTGGAAGCGGATGCTCGAAAGCGGCCAGTTCACGACGATCGGCGAACTGGCCGCCCACGAGGGGATCGCGCACTCCTACATGACGCGTGTGCTACGGCTTACGCTGCTCGCACCCAATGTCGTCGAAGAAATCCTCGACGGCCGTCAGCATTCGGGGAGCGCCCCCTTTCTCGATCCGTTCCCGGCCGAGTGGGACGCGCAGCGCGACCATTTCGGCTGAAGTCAGGCGACCAGAAGATCGTCCCGAGAATGACCCGCTTCGATCGCTTCCTTGAACCACGCAGGCTGGCGTCCACGTCCGGACCAGGTCAGAGCGGAATTCTCCGGGTGCTCGTACTTGGGGACCTGTACGCTCTGCTTCGGTCCGCCCTGCACAATGTCCTTCAACGCAATCCCGTGCTTCTGAGCCACCAGCTCCATCTCCCGGAGCGCCTCGTCGCGCTTGCGCTTGTCGTAGCTTTTCAGGGCCTTTTCCACGTCCTTGCTCAGCTGGACGAGTTCGTCGCGATCGAGCGCGGTCAGGTCGATGCCGTCTGCCTCGGCCGCCTCTGTCGAGTCAGCGCCGTTCGACTTTGCCTTGCGTGATCCCGTCGCCGACTTTCGTGCTGCCTTCGCCATTGTTCCTCCAATCTCTTTCCTCGCTCATTGCGTACGTGCACATTCTGAGGGAGTTGTTCAATCATGTTTTTGGAGTCTGCCGAAGGCTGCGTTCCCGGAAAAATGCTGGCCGAGTGTTGCCGTCCCATTGAGTCTGACGCTGCGCCAATTCGTGCGTCTATCCGGAACAGGCGGCCGC